GAATCAGGGTGGTGCGGGATGATTTTCTTGTAGGATCAAAAGTACGTGGTGGAGATTGCTTAATATCATCATTGCCTGAGCACCTTGATACTATCGTGTATGTTCAGCCTAGAACTGGTTTAGCTGGCGTATCAATCCTCGATGTAGCAAAGCGTCACAATAAGAAGGTGCGACTATTCATGCCGTCTTCTCAGAAGATTTCAGTGCATCAAGCCTGTTGTATTGAACGCGGTGCTGAGGTATCTTTTCATCGTATCGCTGCAATGCCTAATCTAAATTTGATTGCAAAGAAATGGGCTAGCGAACATTCGAATGCATTTTTTGTTCCTCTTGGATTAAAACACGAACGCGTGACAGCAGGTATTGTAAAGTCTGCTTCACGCATACCTGCGCCTGACGTCGTGTACACTGCTACGTCCACGGGCGTGCTCACACGGGCGCTTCAGATTGCTTGGCCAGATACTGAATTTGTATCTGTTTGTGTATCGCGTAATATGAAAGCAGGTGAACTCGGTAAGGCTAAGCCTATTTCTGAAAACCTTGCATTTACTTCAAGCGAGAAAAAAGAGAACTTACCACCATTTCCTAACATAGATACCTACGACGGAAAGGTGTGGAAATTTATACCTAAGAATAGCGATAAAGATATTCTATTTTGGAACGTAGGCCGTGAGCCAGACCTTATTGATAAATCAATTATTGATCAAACAGACTCATATCGTGATTGGGAAAAGAATGTCAAACAAATGGCTGAATGAAGAAGCTCTGGATGTATTAGTTAACTACTACTACCCACGTGCAAAATGGTTACAAGATAATTGCAACTGGGGCGATATATCTTATCTAGGATCAGAAGCTGATAAAGCAGTCAACGATCCATTGATGCAATATATTGACATTTACGATTGTTACACACGCGATGCGGCTGGGTTCTCAAACGTATTGCAAGACTTAAAGTTTCGTGTTAACACACCCAAGAGGCATCATCAAATTAAAAACTCGGCTCTTGGCCAAAAACATTGGGATCTTGTCGATAGTTATATTACTGAAAGTTGGGATACAAGAACTTGGTTCTATACGTACTTTGTTCATCGTATCACAGGTTCTGGCGCATCGTTCACCCGTGACCACGGCTACCGCAATAATGTAGTTCAACATTTTGGTAAGCTGCGTGATATCAAAGATATGAAAGCTTTCATGATTGAGAAAAAGCAATCTGGAAAGCCTTTATTTACTTCGATTGGCAACCAGCCACCGTCACCCCGTAAAGGCGTTACGTGTCTTGATTTTATGGTAAACGAACTTGAACCTTTGGTTGATCGTTTTATGGAATGGTTGCCAAAGGAAGGCCGTAAAAGGACTCATAAAGAAGTAGTTGATTATTTGAATGAGCATAACATAGAACAAGGTCACAAGCGATTTAACTTTGTGTATGCTGCATTCTCATATGATATGGGTGACTACCACAAAGATTTAGTTGATGATATGTCGCATGGCTACTTTGGTAATAACGCAATACGATGCATGAAGCTCTTATCAAACGGGTATACTACGGACGAATTCATGGATCTTCTCTGTGAGCGCATGGGAGGCGCACCACGCGATAACGAAGATGTAATGTGTGACTTTGTTAGGTTTGGTCAAAACTATGTACCACGCAGCGATAACACCTTTGATCATGTGCCATCCGATATAAGTAATAAATCTGGATGGGAGTCTGGGTGGGAACAAAGGCAGGGGCAACCGAATATCGCAAAAAACGATTTACAACTTGATGCTTTCATGGTATAATAGATGTATATAAAGACCATGTTATTTTTAACACAAAAACAATGGAATAAAAATTATGACAGAACCCAAGAAACGACTTAACGACGTTACGCCTGAGGAATGGAACAAAGCTCACACTAAATGGGCTAATGAATCTACGCTAGTTCACTCAGAACATTATTACGACTCTGACCGCAACAAACCATTAAATTATGAAAAAAATGATACAAACGACGACTGGGACGACTGGAAACCATCAAAAACATTTGTCTAACGAGCATGATAGCTGGGACCATGTATTTTTACGACTTGCTAAAGAAGTAGCATCATGGTCTAAAGATCCCTCAACCAAGGTAGGCGCAATTGCTGTTGGCCCCAAACGCAATGTTTTGGCTCAAGGCTATAACGGTTTTCCTAGAGGTATTTTTGATTATGCCGAAAGGTACGAAGACAAGCCTACTAAATACATGTATGTAGTTCATGCAGAGATGAATGTCATTTATAATGCTACGTACAATGGTGTTTCACTTGATGGTGCATCACTTTATATTCATGGATTGCCACCGTGCTCTGAGTGTGCCAAAGGCATTATACAAGTTGGCATTAAAGAAATTATAACTGAAACTGCTGGCATTCCTAAAAAATGGCAAGATTCATGGGAATTTTCTAAGAGTATGTTTGATGAAGTAGGTATCACTGTTCGAACGATCGAAAGATAAAATGGCAAATATTTTAATAACCGGCTGTGCAGGCTTTATTGGATATCACACAGCAATAAAGCTCCACGGTGAAGGCCACCGCGTGACTGGCATTGATAATTTTAATAATTACTATCATCCTAATTTAAAGATTGCTCGCAGCTCTTTATTAGAAAAAAATGGTATCATGGTTATTAGAGGTGATATTACTAATACGGTTGATGTTGAATATGCTGTTACTACAGCTGCTCCTGATATTGTAGTACACTTGGGTGCTTATGCTGGTGTTCGGCATTCACTAGATCATCCAAAGTTATACATTGACAATAACATCAGTGGCACCAATAATTTAATTGAGATTTGTGAACGGCGTGGCGTTGACAAAGTGATTTATGCTTCAACCTCAGCTGTGATGGTGGGTAACAAATTACCTTGGAATGAAACCGAAAAATTAGGTTATCAGCTAAATGCATACGCATACTCTAAGGCTGCTAATGAATCTCAGTTTATGGCTAGTAAGTTGCCAGTAGCGATTGGTCTTCGGTTCTTTACTGTCTACGGTCCGTGGGGCCGCCCAGACATGGCCCTGTTTAGCTTTACTAAGTCAATCATAGATGGTACACCGATTAAATTATTTAATTATGGTGACATGATCCGCGACTTTACATACATTGACGATATTATCCAAGGCATTAATATTGTTATCAATTACGCAAATAATACTACACAAACACTAAAAACAGTGTATAATATAGGTTATGGTAAACAAGTTCAACTCATGGACTTTGTGAGTGAAATCGAAAAGAATGTTGGTAAGGAGGCAATAAAGGAATTAGTTGAAAAACATCCGGCTGATGCACAAACTACCTGGTCAGATACTGCCAAACTTCAAGCACTTGGTTATAAACCAACAACATCAGTAGAAGTTGGTGTTGCTAAATTTGTTGAGTGGTACAAAGAGTATTACAATATCATATAAGGATAAATTATGAGTATAATGGATAAATTAAAAAAGAATAGTAAGTTAGAGCATACTGAAATTCTATCAGAATCAAAGTTCTTTAATGAGAAGGACATGATCCCTACTGAGGTGCCAATGATTAACGTTGCATTGTCTGGTAAAGTTGATGGTGGTTTAAGTGCGGGTTTGACAGTGTTGGCAGGTCCATCTAAGCACTTTAAAACATCATTTGCCCTTATTATGGCCAGCGCATATTTGAAAGCGTATCCAGATGCAGTTATGTTATTCTATGATTCAGAATTTGGTTCGCCTCAATCTTATTTTGAGCAATTTGGCATTGACCCATCGCGTGTGTTGCATACACCAATTACTAACGTCGAGGAGCTTAAATTTGACTTAATCGGTCAACTTGAAGGATTAACTCGCGGTGACAAGGTATGTGTTGTTATTGACTCTATTGGCAACCTAGCATCAAAGAAAGAGTTAGATGATGCTATGAATGAAAAATCAGTAGCGGATATGTCTCGCGCCAAAGCGCTAAAAGGCCTTTTCCGCATGTGTACACCATACTTGAATATGAAAAATATTCCACTGATTGCTGTTAACCACACGTATCAGGAAATTGGTTTGTTTCCTAAACAAATTGTTTCTGGTGGCACCGGAATTTATTATTCGGCCGATAACATCTGGATTCTTGGCCGTCAACAAGATAAAGTCGGCACTGAAATTCAAGGTTACCACTTTATCATTAACGTAGAAAAATCACGATATGTTAGAGAAAAATCAAAAATTCCTATCTCGGTTTCTTGGGAAGGCGGTGTCCAGCGTTGGTCTGGTTTGCTGGACGTTGCTATTGCTGGTGGATATGTTATTAAGCCTAGTAATGGATGGTATCAAAAAGTTGATAAGTCTAGTGGAGAAGTGTTGGAGGGCAAGTACCGAGAAAAAGAGACACTGAACGAAGAGTTCTGGAAATCAGTATTTGACACTACAGACTTTGCTGCGCATTTGTCTAGGACTTACATGATCAGGAAAGAAGCATATGCAGACCCCGATGGAGAATGAATTTAAAGAAAATGTTGATTATGTATTAGTACCCTTGCAAGACAATGAAGATGCTTGGGGTGTTAGGTTTATGACCGGTGATTATGTTGAAACGGTGTTGCAGTATAATGCAATTGCGTTTAATGAAATACAAGATCATATGACATTTAATTTTAGAATTGTATCATCGCCTGATGATGATCTAAGTGAAACAACAACCGGCCTTCAAGAACACGCAGGTTTAATACTAGAGGCCATTATTGAATTAGGCCTTACTGATGGTAGTGTAATGATGAAGGAAAGGGAGAACAACGTTGCAAGCAAATCTTGAGCAAACCATTTTACGCCATATTCTTACTGATGAGAAATATATGCGTAAAGTGTTACCATTTATTAAACCTGAGTACTTTGAAGGTATTTACCGAACTCTCTTTAAAGAGACTGGCAAGTTTGTCGCTAAATACAACAAACTGCCTACTTCTACTAGTTTTAAAATTGAGTTAGATCAAACCGATAAGTTAACAAGTGAACAGCATAATATGGCAATGGATGTATTGCCACAACTTTTTACTGATGCAGAAGTCGATGAACAATGGTTATTAGATACTACTGAAAAGTGGTGCCAAGACAGAGCAGTATATAATGCGATCATGGAATCCATCTCTATTATTGATGGTAAACACGAATCGCTTACTAAGAATGCACTGCCTGACATTCTGACCAAAGCACTTGGGGTTGGGTTTGATAATAACGTTGGCCATGATTATATTGAAAACGTTGAACGACGATATGATTTCTACCATACTGAAGAGCAACGCGTTCCATTTGACTTAGATTATTTCAATAAAATCACCAAGGGCGGTTTGCCAAATAAAACACTAAACATTGCTCTCGCAGGAACTGGTGTGGGAAAATCTCTGTTCATGTGTCATATGGCCGCGTCGGCATTAACTCAGAACTTAAATGTGCTTTATATCACATTAGAGATGTCTGAGGAGAGAATTGCCGAGCGCATCGATGCTAACTTACTGAATGTGCCTATTGATCAAATTGATAAAATGTCTAAAGATATGTTTACCACTAAGGTATCAAACATATCTAAAAATACTACAGGTAAATTGATTATTAAGGAATACCCAACTGGTGCTGCTCACACTGGCCATTACCGCGGCTTGTTAAATGAACTTAAACTTAAAAAGCAATTTGTACCCCATATTATTTTTATTGATTACTTAAATATTTGCTCCTCATCACGAATGAAAGGAATGGGCGGTGCCATCAACTCTTATAGCTACATCAAAGCCATTGCCGAAGAAATACGTGGCCTTGCTGTCGAATTTGACGTACCAATCGTATCTGCAACTCAAACAACAAGAAGTGGGTTTTGTTTAGATCCTAACACTTTAGTAAATACAAAGGAAGGACCTAAGAAATTGAATGATATTCGAGTGGGAGACTTAGTACTTTCTAATAATGGATGGAATGAAGTATTGACTGTATTTCCCAAAACTAGGAAAAAAATGTTTAAAATTACTACAGAAAGTGGTAAACAGATAATAGCATCTGAAGAACATCTATTCCCCACAGAATCGGGTGAAAAAAATATTAAATCTGGACTGTGTCTGGGAGATAGACTTCTTATAAATAATAGGTAGTCTAACTAAAGGATACTAACTAATATGGCTAAAGTTTATAAAATTACTAATAATATAACCGATAAGGTGTATATAGGAAAAACGAATAGGGATACATTAGACCAAAGATATAACGAACATATATCTAATGGTAAAACCATAGAACGTTCTTCACTTATATCCAAATCATTAAGAGAATATGGAACAAATAATCACATCATCGAACTTTTAGAAGAATGTGATGAATCTAATGTTCTCAAAAGAGAACAGCATTGGATAGATAAATATAACTCTTTAGTTTTTGGGTATAATATTAAAAATGAATTTATTGAAAATGTTGAAAGAAAATATTGGGGAGACTCCAATAAGGCTAAACAAAATATAAGTGACGGAATTACTTGGAATACGGGAATATCTCCAAAAGAATCGACTAGGGAAAAAATATCAAAAACAAAAAAGAAGAGATATAAATTGGGCCTTTATGCTAACTCATTCGGGCATGGCCACACCGAGGAAACTAAGAAAAAACTTTCTGATATAGCAAAAAATAGACCCAGGCCATCGGATGAAACAAAACAAAAATTGTCTAGTCAATCTAAGGATAAAAAATTCTATTATAGTATAAACGACAAAAAAAGAATTTTAATTAAAGCCAACCAGCCTATACCAGAAGGTTATATCTCAGGCAAGGGAACATGTTGGGTAAATAAAGATAATGTAAACATTTCCATTGACATTTGGGAAAAACAAGCGTATATTAATAATGGATTTAAACAAGGTAGATTATAAAATGTGGGAAAATATAGTTCAGATTGAAGAAATAGGTTACGATGATGCAATCGATATTGAAGTTTCAGGTAATCATTTATTTTATGCCAATGATATCCTCACTCATAATTCTAACTCAGACGTCGGCCTTGAGGACACCTCCGAGTCTTTTGGACTCCCGGCAACAGCCGATTTTATGTTTGCCCTTATTTCAACAGAAGAGTTAGAGCAACAAGGCCAGATGATGGTCAAACAATTAAAGAATAGATACAATGATCCAACGTATCATAAAAGATTCGTTATCGGTGTCGACCGTTCAAAAATGCGCCTTTATGATGTAGAGGAAACTCAACAGACACTCACCGATGATACGCCAATGTTTGATAAATCACAAGCAGCAAGAAAACAAAACTTTAATGGATTTAAATTATGATTGACGTAATTGATTATGCTGAAGACTCTGATAATGGTCCTGCGACAATCAAAGT